GGCATTAAATACGGCGGCACAAGTTGGTAACGATTTTTCGCAATCTGTAATTAATGTTATTACATCGGAAGTTGGTGCAGTATTACCCGAAGGAGTTATATCTTCATCGGCACAAGTTGTATTATCAGATACTACGGGAAGTCTCACAGGTTCTAGAGTAGTTGGTGGAACACAGGCATCATCAATAGAATATGAAAATATACTAAATAGACCAACATTAGTTTCTGGTTCATCACAAGTAATTGATATATTAAATCCATTGAACCAACATTCCGCATCTATTAACCAATTCACCGCATCGTTGGATAATACATTTGCAACAGATGCAGAACTTACCTTATCCCAATCAAACATTAACATCGACATGGGTGAATGGTAAAAAAAATATAAATGTAACATGCGAAACATTCGGTTCGTAAAAAAAAACATATTTATTAAAGTATAATCGTAATTAAATCAAAAAGGGATTAACCAACACAATATGGCACAAATCATTAAACACAGACGCGGTAGTTTAGAAGCCCTATCCGCAGTAACATCATCCTTACAGAAAGGTGAATTAGTAATTGCTTCAGGCTCATCTAACCTTACGGTAACGAATGGTGCATCGATTGTATTTGCAGTTCCAGAAAATGGACAGGTACAAGCGGTAAATAGATTTCTCGTAGGAAACGCAGCACCAAATACATTTGCGGCTGGTACTTACAACGGATTAGTAAAAGGAGTTCCTTACTACGCAAGTGGTAGTTCTACCTTATATTTGTTGGGTGAAGGAGCCAATGATATTCCTGATTTAACAGGTAACATTAGTAACTTTAGTTCATCGGTTGCATCATCAATCAACGCATTAAGTGCATCAATTGGTAGTGGTGCAATTGGTACATCTGTAGCGGCATTAAATACTTTTAGTGGTAGTACTTTAGTTAGTTTAGGAGCACTAAATTCATTCAGTTCTTCTCAATTAGAAAAAGATGGTACGTTAGCAACTTATACAGGTTCCGTTGAAACACGATTAACAGAAGTTGGCGTTGTAAGTGGAAGTTTAATAGCATCCGCATCAGCAGCTAAAACTACAAATGATTCTCAAAACGTTTCAATAACTAATTTGAATTCTACAACTGCAAGTTTAAATACTTCAGTTAGTAACATAAACTCATTTACTGAATCCGCTCAAACTAGATTTACTGAAATCGGAGTTGTTAGTGGTTCATTGATTTCATCTGCAAGTGCAGCTAGTGTTTCAATAACAAACTTAAACTCATTTAGTGGTTCTCAATTAACTCAAAATACTGCATTAGCAACCATCACAGGTTCATTAATCGCAACTGCATCAAATCACGAACAAAGATTAGATGCAATTGAAGCAGATAGTGGTTCTTATGCAAGAACTGATAGTGGTAATGTATTTAATGGAACACAAGTAATTACTGGTTCATTATATATTACACAAGATTTAGTTGTTTATGGTTCATCATCACTTCTAAATGTAACTGCGAGTGTATTACAATTAGGTGATAATACAATCGTATTGAACACCTCAACCCCAGCAATTAGATTTGCAGGTATCGATGTAATTGATTCTGGTTCAACTCAAGCTACAGGTTCACTTTATTGGGATTCATTAAGAGACCATTGGGTTTCAGTTAGACCTTCAAGTTCAACAGAAGTTGCCAATTCCGCAGTACTAATATACGGTCCAATCAATACTGGTTCATTGGGTGATGAAACCGTATTGACAGCTGGTAAAATTATGGTTGCGCTTGGTGAAGACCACATTGGAAGTTCCATTATCACACAGAATGGTACGACAAGTATTTCAGTAGCAGGTGATGTAATCGTAACAGGTTCATTGAGTGTTGGAACATTAAACGCAACTAACGGAGTAGTGAGTGGTTCATCTCAAATTGATGTAACTCAAACTACAAACTTTAGTTCATTTAGTGGTTCAGTATCCGCATCAATCGCAGAAGTAGTTGCAAACGTAGGTTCTGGTGTTGGAGTTTCCATAACAAACTTAAACTCATTTACATCTTCTCAATTAACTCAAAATTCAACTTTAGCAACCTACACTGCTTCAGTTGAAACTAGATTAACGGAAATAGGAGTAGTTAGTGGAAGTTTAATTGCTTCAGCTTCGGCAGCAAAAACTACAAATGATTCACAAGGAGTTTCTATAACAAACTTAAATACATTTAGTGCAAGTGTAAATACTTCGGTAACTGCATTAAACTCATCCTCTGCATCACAGCAAGTATCAATTGACGCATTAAATTCATTTAGTGGTTCTCAATTAACTCAAAATACTGCATTAGCAACAGTAAGTGGTTCATTAATTAGTTCCGCATCCGCTGCTAATATTTCAATAACAAACTTAAACACATTTAGTGGTTCTCAATTAACTCAAAATTCAACTTTAGCAACTTATACTGCAAGCGTTGATACGAGATTGACTGAAATCGGCGTAGTTAGTGGTTCATTGATTTCATCGGCATCCGCTGCTAGTGTTTCTATCACTAACTTAAATTCGAAATCAGCTAGTGTAGATATTTCTATTACGAATATCAACTCATTTACTTCATCTTTTGGAACAACATTCAGTTCTTCAGTAGATAGTAGATTAGATACATTAGAAGGAACTGGAACAATACAAGGAGTAGGTACTGGCAATAATGTAACATTTGCAAAAGTAACAACGACAGGTGATGTAGTAGTAGGTGGTGATTTAGTAGTACAAGGTAATACTGTAACATTAAACACTGCAACATTAATAGTAGAAGATAAATTAATTACATTAGCAAGTGGTTCAACATCATCGGCAACGGCAGATGGCGCTGGTATAGAAATCGCTGGAGCAAATGCAAATTTTGTTTATCAACATTCATCTACATCATTTACTTCATCGGTAGCATTAATTGCACCTGCGGTTACCGCATCCTTTAATTTGGGTTCGGCAGCAGGAAGTTCTAAACGAGTGGCATTCCGAAACACAAATGGTAATTTGGATTTAGTTCCAACCGCAAGTGTAGCTGGAGATTTACTACAATGGGATGGCACTGATTTTGTAATGAGTAACACAATTGATGGTGGTTCATTCTAAATACTAAACCCCCCTTCCAAAGAGGGGGGTTTTTAAAATTATAAATGAACAAAAAACATCAATCATAATGGCTCAAAAAATATTACAAAAACGGTCGCTCATAGCAGGAAAAGTTCCTGATACTGGCTCTCTATTAGTAGGTGAGTTAGGTGTAAACGTATATGATGGTAAAGTTTATTTACATAAATCGGGTTCTTCACAATCAATTCAAACATTAGTTACTACCAATTCGATTACCACTGGTTCAATAACATTGACTGGAACTGGTTCATTTGGTGAAGCTAGTATTGATTTTGATGCAAACATTGGACAGGATTTATTTGTAACTAGAGATATTGTTGGCAATGGTGATATTGATATTGCAGGAGCAGTATCCGCATCTATTGTATCAGCATCTGCTTATGTAGGTTTTGGTGGTGGATTGACGGGTATCACTGCTTCAATGAGACCCGATGATTTCGATTTCAATTCGGAACCATTTGCAGGAACAATCGGATTTATACAAGGTAGTGGCTCTCTTTATAAAGTAGCAACTACTCCTACCGCAGTTGAATTTAGATACAATGAGGAAGTTAGAGGAACTTTTACAACTACAAATGGTTTTAGTGGTTCACTTTATGGAATTGGAGATGTATTAGCATTTAGTGGTTCAGTAGCTAATAGATTAGCAGCTTTAGAAGCATCTTCTTCATTGGGTCCAGATGCTGGAGAATTTTAAACGATTATAAAAATATCATATATTTATAAAGGTACTATATAGTACCTTTTTTTATTACATAATATCAAATAATCTACAGCTCATATATATGGCACAAAGTATTATACTAAAGCGTTCATCGCTACCTGGCAAAGTACCAGATACTGGTTCATTAAATGTTGGGGAAATAGCAATAAACACTTACGATGGTAAGGTATTTATTAAGCGTTCCGGAAATTTAGATTCCATAGAAGGTATTGTAGTAACAAACTCAATTACAACTGGCTCTATAGCCTTAACTCGAACGGGTTCCTTTGGGGAATTAGTAGTAACACAAGACGCCAATATAACTAGAGATTTGTATGTAACAAATGATATTATAGGAGCAGGTGATATTGATATAAGTGGAGATATTACAGGTAGTTCCGCATTATTAAGTGGGAGCTTAATATTAAGTGGTTCTCAAACCATTACAAATAATTTAACCGTATTAGGTGAAGTAAATGCTAGACAATTTAATATATCAGTAATTTCTTCATCTATACTTTTTGAAAGTGGTAGTTCTAAATTCGGTAATACATCCGATGATATTCATTCATTCACAGGTTCAGTTTCTGTAAGTGGTTCATTTTTAGTAAATGGAACAGAAGTTGGTGTATCCGCAGGACCAAACACATTTGATTTTAATTTAGACCCCGAAGCAGCAGGAACTGTAAACTTCATAGAAGATTCAACTGCTAATACTCTAGCAATAGCACGGACAGGTTCATTTGATGTTGTAATTGGTAATACTACTCGTTTATCGGTAAGTGCATCTGCAATAAATGTAACAACTGGCAGTATAACTGCAAACTATATGCACTTGGCAAAATATATTTCGGAATCAGGTGATTTAGATTTTAATATTTAAGATATTTATACAAAACAGAAATAACAATAAATGGCAGCTATATTTCAAATAAGAAGAGGAACTACAAATGAATCACTTACAGAAGGTGAATTATATCTACATCAGGGTTCTGGTTCTTTACAATTTGGTAGTGGTTCAAATAACTACAATGTATTAACTTTAAATGCACCTGTAAATGGTGATGTTATATTGACAGGAAATATAACCGCATCAAACGCATATTTTAGTGGTGATGTTGCAATATCTGGTAACTTATTTTTAGGAAACAACACCGGGGATAATATTAGTGTTCCAGGTGTATTTACAACTAATTTAGTTCCAGGTGGAAACGGAACTCTCGATTTAGGAACATCTGGTGCAAAATGGAGAACTGTATATGCTAATAGTATAAGTGCATCTTTTACTGGTAGTGTAAATGGTATTGATATAGTATTATTATCATCTTCAATAGATTCCCAATTTGATGCAATATCAATTGTATCTCAATCTTTAAATGCATTTACTGCATCACAAGAATCAATCAATACTGGATATAACACTTTTACTCAATCTGCTGATAGTAGATTAGATAATATAGAACTTATCACTTCATCATTACAAGGTGAAGTAGATAATTTACAAAGTGTAACTGCAAGTTATGCGACTACTGGAAGTAATATATTTGTAGGTAATCAAACTATTAGTGGTTCCTTAACTATTAGTGGTTCATCTACTTTTAGAAATATAGGTCCAACAATACTATCTGGTTCAGTTTTAGTGAGTGGTAGTATTAATTCTGATGGGTTTGAATTAGATGCATCATTGACACAAAATATACCTGCTTTAAATTCCACATTCAATTTAGATTTTTCAGGTTCAGAATCTACAATTATAAAAAAATCATTAGTATTAGGTGATGGTAAGATATTAATTGCTGGTAGATTTACATCTGTAGATGGACATACTACAAATGATATAGCAAGATTAAATTCGAATGGTACGATAGATACTTCTTTCTCCGCACCTGTATTTAGTACAACAATAGGAGGTGATACTGGCGGATATGTAAATACATTTGTTACTCAATCTGATGGTAAAATTATAGTAGGTGGTAATTTTAGTAGAGTTAATGGTGCATTGCGTTATGGACTTGCAAGGTTAGATTCCGATGGTATATTAGATACATCATTTGAGGCTCAATCTTGGGGTTCATTTGGTGAAATTAGAGATATTGCAATTCAAAGCGATAATAAAATAGTTTGTGTAGGTAGTTTTCCATCAGGAAGTAGACGAGTAAATCCAGATGGTACTATTGATACTTCTTTAGTAGTATCTACATCTCCTGGATTTGGAGATGATAATTTTTATTCAGTAGCATTACTACCTAGTGGTTCCGAAGAGGCAATTTTAATTGGTGGTGATTTTCAACAATGGAATTCATTCTCCGACTACCATCATCTTGTAAAACTTCATCCTAGTGGTGCTTTAGATTTTGGATTTGCTGGTAATAATTTAGATATAGCTACTGGTAATAGTTTAGATAGAATTCAAAAAATTAAAGTAACTGATGCCTACACCGCAGGTGATAATGGTTATATCTATATTGCTGGTAGATTTAAAGATACTAGAGTAGGAGCACAAGGTAGAAATGCCGGATTTGCAAGATTAACAACCGATGATGTGGCTTTTGGAAGGGGTGCATATGATAATGGATTTAGACTATACATAAGTGGTTCAGACCAAAATACTCCAGGAGTACAATATGTAAATGATTTTGATTTTTACGATGGTGATAAAATATTAATAGGTGGTAGTTTTACCAGTCTTGGAAATCCTCTAGCATCATATCAAACCACTAATAGATTTATAATAGTAGATTATGATAATGGAAGTCTCATAGATGGATTTTCTACTAGTACATATAGATTAAACACAGGTAGTGTAAACTCGGTAACACTTCTACCAAATGATAATGTATTGGTAGGTGGTACATTTACACAGGCTAATTTAACCGCAAGAGAAGGATTGGCAAGTTTGAAATTGGCTGGATTAGGTGAAGTAACAACTACATCCGAATACACAATCAGTGCAAATGTAAATGAACTATTGATTAGTTCATCTAATACATACTTTAGTGGATATGTAAGTGCATCGGTAATTAGTTCTTCATTTGTTGGGGATGGTAGTGGATTGACTGGTGTAACCGCTGCTGACGTAGAATTTGCAAATGTTCTAAATAAACCAACGCTAGTATCAGGTTCATCACAAATAATATCTATATTAAATCCACTAAATAATTTTAGTGCAAGTGTAACCTCATCATTAGAATCTATATATCAAACTACGGCTAGTTTAAATTCCTATACATCATCTTTAAAAACTGCAATCACAGTTGATGGTGTTAATACAACCATTTTAGGAAATTTATCAGTATTAGGTGTAACTACAACAGTTCATAGTAATGAAGTTAATATTGGAGATAACATAATACAATTAAATTATGGATATTCTCAAACCCAAGCGGGTATTGAAGTAACGGATGCAACTGGTGGTTCTTTACTATCGGGTTCATTGTTATGGGATAGTACAATCGATTATTGGAAGGCTGGTAAAAAAGGAGCTGAATCAAAAATACTTTTAGCAGGTGGTGATAGTGTATTTACATCTTCACTACAATTAACTGAAATAAATAATACAACTGCCTCTTTAAATCAAACTACGGCAAGTTTAAATAATTTTAGTGCAAGTGTAACCACTTCATTAGAATCCATTTATCAAACTACCTCTTCATTAAACTTATTTAGTGCAAGTGTAACGGCTTCATTGGTTTCCGTATATCAGACGACTGCGAGTTTAAATTTATATACTCAATCTGTAAATAATGATTTGGCAAGTATTCACCAATCATCAGCATCTTTAAATTTATTTAGTGCAAGTGTAACATCATCATTAGAATCCGTTTACCAAACTACCGCAAGTTTAAATAATTTTAGTGCAAGTGTAACTGCTTCGTTGAGTTCTATTTACGAAACTACGGCAAGTTTAAATAATTTTAGTGCAAGTGTAACATCATCATTAGAATCCGTTTACCAAACTACCGCAAGTTTAAATAATTTTAGTGCAAGTGTAACTGCTTCGTTGGAATCCGTTTACCAAACTACTGCATCTATAAATTTATTTAGTGCAAGTGTAACCGCTTCGTTGGAATCTATTTACCAAACTACTGCAAGTTTAAATAATTTCACAGGTTCTCAATTAACTCAAAATACTGCATTAGCAACGATTACGGGTTCATTAATAATATCCGCATCTCAATCATATATAAGTGCATCATTGATGACATCGTCTGTTAAAGACCACGAAGAAAGACTTGTGTATTTAGAAGGAATTGGTGGAATTAGTGGAGGAAATCCTTTAACACAATTAAATACATTTTCTGCTTCTGCTAAAATTTCGATTGAAAATTTAAATACATTTACATCATCTTTTAGTGAATCCGTATCCGCATCTATTGCAGCATTAGAATCAAGTAGTGGATATATCAATTATGTAACAAATAGTATAGAACAATTAACAGGAATCGAAGTGGCAGATTTTGATAGTAATGTGGCAGTAACATTTATAAATGGAACTTTGAAATTTATTTTCGGAACTCCAGCAATACCAACATCAATAGCAACATCTTTAAGTGGATTTTTAACAGATAGATTTAATAATGTAAATGATGCGTACATTGTAAATGGTACTTGGAGTAATCAGGGATATACATTAGTAAGTGCATCTTTATACGAAGGTTCTACTTTATTAACTGAAGTTGGTAGTGGAACATCATTATCATTCAGTACAACTACATCTGGTTCACATACATATAGATTAGAATATACTGCAAGTTCTCCATTAGATGGTACTTTGTATAAAACGTCAACTACGGCTACTGGAACAATTTCCAAATCAAGCCCCGCTTCTCCTACGTTGACACCAACTGCGACAGTTCAGTTAGGGGCATCATCAAATCAAATCGAACAAGGTGCGACTGGTAGTATTTCATTCACATCTTCATCAGCAGACCCATCTAATAGTTGGAATTTGGTAAATACTACAACAAATGTTAGTACACCATACTTTGTGACAGGTTCTGCAACGGGTTCTACTTCAATTAGTATAACCGCTACTGCGAACTACGCATCTCCAATAGGTGATAATATACCAGATTTAACAACCACATCTACGACAACTACTACTTATACAAAAATTAGAAGTTTAAGATATGGTGCAAGTGACGCATCTTCATTTACTGCCGGAGAATTGGAAAATATTGGAGCATGGGATACTACATTGGGTGGTTCAATTGGTACAATATCAAAAGGAACAACTACTGCAAGTGGACAAACCCTAACAATTAGTTGGACGGGTGATAAATATCTTTATATAGTATTTGATTCAGCAAGACCAAACTTAACAGGTATCTCAACGAGTGGTTTTGCGGTATTAGGACAATTTACATTAACAACGATTGGACAGTATAAGGTTTACAGAACAACTGTTCCGAATGCAGGTGGTGCAGGAAGTAGCATAACATATACATTAACATAAAATAAAAATAAGAAATGGCAATTATATTACCTGGTGGATTTAACATAACTAACAACGAACCCGTTGATGCTAGAATAACATTAGCGGACCAGACTGCCCGTTACGCTTTATCATCTGCTAATGTATATGAAGGGTTACTAGTTTTTCAACAAGATAGTAACACAATATGGGTATTGACTGATACCACAAATGTTGGAAATTCAAATGGTTGGACTCAATTACAAATAGGAAGCGTTAGTTCAAATCTTCCAGAAGGTGTAGTTTCGGGTTCTTCTCAATTAACATCTAGTTTTGCAAGATTAGCTGCGGTAAATACATTTACTGATAATCAAATAATTAGTGGTTCATTAACTGTAACTCAAGATTTTGTAGTTTTGGGTTCATCATCTATACAACATATTAGTTCATCTACTTTAGATATTGGAACTAATTTAATTACTGTAGCAGTAAATCAACCATCGGTAAGATTTGGTGGTATTGCAGTAATCGATAGTGGTTCCGCAGGACAATCTGGTTCATTCCTATATGATGCACTTCAAGATGAATTCATATTTGTACACAGAGGTAATGGAACAAATGTAACATCATCCCATTTCCTATTAGGACCTGAAACATACGATGATTTAGGAAATGAAACCTATCTTACAAATAATAGAGTACCAAAAGGAAGTGGTAAAGAACACCTCAATGATTCAAATATCACTGATACTGGAACTTTAATAACTCTTGGGTCAAATTCGGTTGTAAACGGAACATTTTACGCAACTGGAACTACATTAGTATCTGGTTCATCACAAGTTTCGTATCCTAATTTATCAAATATACCTGCGGGGATTGTATCGGGTTCATCTCAAATAATATCAATTTTAACTGAATTAAATACATTTTCTGCTTCTGCTAAAATTTCTATAACAAATATAGAAACATTTACATCATCAGCAAATACTAGATTAGGTTTATTAGAAACTTCGACTGGGAGTTTAAATACATTTACATCATCCATTAATACAACTATTAAAGATAAATTAAATACGGATGGTGTTGTTTCTGGTTCATCTCAAATCAATGTAGCATCCACAACGGGTGATATTGCATTAGGAACGAGAACATCTGGTAATTATGTTCAAACTATTACGGGCAATACTTCTAATGGTTTAACTGCTGCGGGTTCCGGATTGGAAAGTGCAGATGTAACATTGACATTAGCACAGAGTATAAAAACCGATGCAAATCCACAATTCAATTCATTGGGTATAGGAACTGCCGCATCAACAACTACTGGTGAGATTAGAGCAACTGGAGATATTACTGCATTTTATTCATCTGATATTAGATTAAAAGAAAATATCCAACCAATTCAAAATGCATTAGAAAAAGTTGAATCAATTAGTGGTAACACTTACGATTGGAAAGAGGGATATGATGTAGTTCATTCTCATAAAGGAAATGATGTTGGGGTAATTGCACAAGAAATTGAACAAATACTTCCACAAATTGTAACAAATAGAGATAACGGATTTAAAGCAGTTCAATATGAAAAAATAGTTCCATTACTAATTGAGGCAATCAAAGAATTATCAGCTAAAATTAAAGTATTGGAAAATAAATAGATATTTATACACATACATAATAATTTTATTAACGTACTAAAAAAAAGGTAAACTAGATGGCACTTAAATTTAGACGTGGGACAACCGCACAACAATCAGGTTCGTTAGCATTCGGAGAACCATTCGTAAACACAACATTAGGAACTCTATTAGTCGGTGGTCCAAACGGAGACATCGTTTTATCAGCAGGTGGTACAGGTAGCACAGGAAATTTCGGACCTATTTCAGGTTCTGGATTGGATATTACTGGCAACGCAAACATTGGAGGTAACGTAACAATTGGTGGAGCTATTACAATTGGTGATGCAACTGCAGATACTGTAAATGTTGTAGCATCTTTAAGTTCTTCACTTATCCCACAAACTACAAATGCATTTGATTTAGGTTCTGCTACTAAAGTTTGGAGAGATTTGTATGTTTCAACAGGCTCTATTAAATTTGTAGCAAATAATACAGTTATATCTACATTATCTGCTAATGCAGATGGTTCTCAAAACTTTTCAAACGGTGTAAGTATAACTGGTTCATTGATTGCAAGTGGTTCTAATATAGAATTTACAAGAGGATGGCCATCAGTAGGAAGCGAGTCACACTTTTTAAGACTTGCACCATTTACTGCATCTAATGGCAGACCTTATGAAGGTATTGGTATTGCAATTGAACATTGGAATGATGGTACGGATACATACGAACATTCTTTACAAATACATTCTTTTGATAATGATTCTAATCCAACTTATGGTGCGGAATTAAATGTATCACCATTCAGAGCACATATGCAGGCATATCCTTCGGGAGGGGTACTTGGTGGCAATACAGCAAATGTATCTGTCCAAGATTTAAAAAATGGACAATCACAAGCATTAGTATATGGTGATTATGTACAAATTGGAGCATATAATAGTGAGTTTATTACTATAGGTAATAGTGGTTCGGTAGTTGAAATATCGGGCTCAATTCGTGCAAACATCACTGGTTCCATTGCAGCAACAAATGGGGTTGTAAGTGGTTCATCTCAAGTAACTTTACAATCAACAACTGGATTTTCCGCATTTGATACTGCTTTATCAACAATAAGTGGTTCATTAATTAGTTCAGCATCAGCTGCTAAAACTACAAATGACTCACAAGATGGTAGATTAACTAATTTAGAATCAACTACCGCTAGTTTAAATATTTCAGTATCAAATTTAAATAATTTTAGTGGTTCGCAATTAACTCAAAATAGTGCATTAGCAACTATCACAGGTTCATTAATTAGTTCGGCATCAGCTGCTAAAACTACAAATGACTCACAAGATATTTCAATAACAAACTTAAACTCTACAACTGCAAGTTTAACACAAAGAGTTGCAGCAAATGAGGCAGTTAGTGGGACTTTTGCAAGAACAAATTCAACAAATACATTTAACGGTTCTCAAACTGTTAGTGGTTCATTGACTGTAACAGAAGATTTAATTGTATTAGGTTCTTCATCAATTCAAACTATTAGTTCTTCAAATTTAGTAATTGGAGCATCAATTGTAACATTAAATACAGCAACTCCATCATCTAGATTTGCAGGATTACAAATTATAGACAGTGGTTCATCTGGTGGTTCTGGTTCATTCCTATACGATGCGGTACAAGACGAACTTCTATTTATTCACAGAGGAAATGGAACTGATACAACATCATCGGTTCTATTGATGGGTCCTGAAACTTATAATAATTTAGGTAATGAAACTTACTTAACAAATAATAGATTAGTAAAAGGAACTGGTAAAGAGCATATCGTAGATTCAAATATATTTGATGATGGAACTACAATTTCATTGGGTTCAAATGTAGCAGTAACTGGTAGTATAACAATATCAGGAACAGTTGATGGAGTTGATATTTCAGTATTTAATTCAAATGTAAACTCCACAACTGCGAGTTTACTAATTGAAACTGCTAATTTAGAATCATTTAGTTCTTCTGCATTAACTAGATTATCGGCATTAGAAGTTGAAGCTGCTAATTTAGAATTATTTACATCTTCTATTAATACAACAATTAAGACAAGATTAAATGCAGAAACGGTTGTTAGTGGTTCATCGCAAGTAATCGGCATATTGAGTTCATTAAACTCATACACCGCATCAAATGATACGACTAACACTACACAAACGAGTAGATTAGACCAATTATCAACTGCAAGTGGTTCTGCAATCACTAGATTAGGTGTATTGGAAGTTGAAACTGCTAATTTAGAAGCATTTAGTTCTTCTGCATTAACAAGATTAAGTAATTTGGAAGGTACTGATATTACAATCACTTTAACTGGTGATGTAACTGGTACAGGAACTATTACAAATTTAGGTAATGTTTCATTTGCAACTACGGTAGCGGCAAATCAAGTTGCATTGGGCACTGATACAACGGGTGATTATGTAGCATCTTTGGTACAAGGAACTGGTGTTACTATTACAAATAATAGTGGTGAGGGAGCAACCCCAACAATTGCAATCGGACAAGCAGTAGCAACATCATCTAACGTACAATTCAACTCATTGGGTATTGGTATGACAGCATCCGCTACCGCTGGTAGAATTGATGCGGCAAATGATGTTGTAGCATTCTCATCTTCTGATATTCGTTTCAAAGAAAACATCAAACCAATTGAAAACGCAATCGACAAAATCAGAAAGATTAGTGGTAACACTTACGATTGGAAAGAAGAAAATAAAGTTGAGCACGGATACGAAGGAAACGATGTGGGTGTAATTGCACAAGAAATTGAAGCAGTATTACCACAATTAGTTCAGACGAGAGAAAGTGGATTCAAAGCAGTTAAATACGATAAGTTAGTAGCATTACTAATTGAAGGTATTAAAGAACAACAATTACAAATAGAGCAATTAAGAATAGATTTAAATAATTGTAGAAATAACAAAGGTTTATAATCAATGTATGATGTGTACTACACCACCGCTGGAGGTCCTTGGTTCAATAGCGGTGCTGATATGTGGGTAACCGAATGGATAAAAGAAGTGGCTCCTCATTTAGAAGTGAAGCCACTTCTTCTTTTCCATAGACATAAACCCCAAAATTACGAAGAATTCCCTATTGATATTGAACATATTTGGGAAACATCTGAAGATGAAATTATAAAAATATTAGATAGTGCTAGACGTATTCACATATTACATGGTCATTACACTCCAACCAGAGCTATACATCAAAATTTGGAAAAAATTGATTCGATTATTTTCCACAATTTAACAAAAGTGTCTTTATTGGCACAAATGGAGAAAGATGAATATCTTCATTGGTATGGTAATTGGGAATACGAAAGTGAATTAATTAATAAAATTAAAAATAAAGTTTGGGTAGGATTATACCATTTTCCATACGAAACAGAAAATTTATATCACATTCCAAATGTATATGAATTTACACAAAATAAAGAACTTTCTAAATCTATTGAGATAGGATATGCCGCAAGAGTAGAAGGTAGAAAGAATGTTGAATATATGGATGGTTTGGGTGGATTTATTTCTACAAATTCAGAAACATTCAACAAATACTATAAAAAGAAATATGGCTTCAAATTCGAAAAGTCAAAGGTTTACAAATTTGATTACAAATTTAAAGAAAGGTTCTATGGACTTGATTGGGGAATCTCTCATTCTTGTTTTGAGTACGAACCCTTCGGATACGGTATATTTGAGGCAGTGGATTGGGGTAAGCTTCCCATATTACATGAAGACTGGCATGTTCCACTTGACTACAAATACAAAGCTAGTGATGCGGAAACATTTAAGCAGACCTACCAAACGATTTGTAACGATGATTACGAAACCCGTAAAACAGAATTTGAAAAACTTAAAAGTTGGATGATAAACCACTTTTCAAACAAAGAAGTATGGAAAGAAAAACTTTTAGATATTTATAACGGAGAATAATACATACGAATATGCCAAGAACTAATTTATCATTAGGAAATTTATTTAGAGCGGTTAGTGGTTCAAACAGAGCCGGAGCAGTTTCATTGGGAGGGTTATCAGGTGGAGCTTCGAATAGTTCACTAACTTCATTCGCAATAGACTCCGTAACGCCAAATTTGCCAACTTTTACTTATATAGTAGAATCTACAACAGAAACCGCAACATTCTCATTTGGGACAGCGGGTTCATTACATGGTTCGAAAGTAGGTAGTGTAGCTGCAAATTATACTGCATCTTTTAATAACGCAAACTTTTCAGTAGGTTCTCCAACATTAGGTGCATCTCCGTCATTTCCAATTACACCTGCATCTATTGCACAATCAACATATTCGGAAGCATCTTCAGTATTGACTTTAAATTATGCCGATGGTTATAATTTGGCAGCAACTGGATATAACACACCATCTACCAAAACCCTATTTGCAGTAGATGTTTATAATACAATTAACCAACCAGATTTCTGTTTACTATTTGGAACAAAAATAACTAAAGCAGATGGAACTCTTGTAAATGTAGAAGACCTTTCAGTAGGTGATACTATTAAAGCATGGGTACCTGATGGTTTACCTGATGAAGACCAGGATCCAGAATCAGACCAAGTTGATTGGAGATTCTATATGTTAGAAAATCAATCTGGTTCATATCAAGAAGTAAATGTAGCAGATATTGTATTTAACTTTGCAAGTGGATATTACGATTTAAATGGTGGATTGATAAAAGCAACTGGAACTCACCCTCTTTGGGTTTGGGATTCTGAAATCGAAAAATATCGTTTTAAGAATATCGAAGATGTATTAATTGGTGATTTAGTAGTAACATACGATTCGGTAACTGGTTTAAATGAGGTAGAAATTACTGATATTGAAGTAATAATTGAAGATGTTGAAATCGTAACACTTAATGTGGAAAATGCTGACGTTTATTTGGCAAACGGTATCATATCTCATAACAAAGGAACAACTACACAACCATATATTCCATCTTCAGGATTAAGATTATATGTTGACCAATATAAAACGGCATCTTATAATTCAGGTTCTGCAGCAGCAGACTGGTTAGATTTGAGTGGATATAATACAGGTGTTAGACCTGCAGGTGTTATAAACGATGCGGGAATTACGGGTGGTAATCCAACATCTACAAATGGTGCAAATAAGAAAGCATCATTTGTAACATTTAACGGAACTAACCAATTCTTCTACAAAGATACGACAACTAACATTAATGGTGGATATTCACAATTTAATACAAATACTGGTACAATCCACGTTTGGATTAGACCAACTACAACATTGGGTGTAGCATCGCGACATATTTTTGATTATGCTGGATTTTATGGGTTAGCAATCGAATCTACTGATAATTCTACATTAAATAGAGTTAAGTTTTATGGTAGTTCATTAGGAAATAGTGCACAATTAACCACATCATTAACGAGTGGGGTAAACTATTTAATTTCAGCAGCATTCCAACCATCAGGTACTTGTACCATATACGTTGATGGTAGTTCAGTAGGAACATTCACTTCATCAGCATTTACTGCTCCATCTTCTACTAACTTTGTAACAATTGGATGTAATAGTGCAAGAACAACATTTTGGAATGGAGGTATCCAAGCCGTATTATTCTACAATGTATTACAGAATTCTACATCAGTAGCGCAGGTATATAATCATTTCTCAACAACATTAAAGTAATAATTGTTGTTTTGAAATAAAAGTTTATATTTATAATGAGATAATAAAATTTTAAATTAGTATATAAAATGGCAGACAAAATAGTATCACCAGGTGTATTTACAAAAGAAAATGACCTTTCATTCTTACAGCAAGGGGTAGCAGATATTGGAGCAGCATTTATCGGACCTTTCAAAGAAGGACCATTGGTACCTACAATCGTAAATTCACAGGCAGAATTTGAAAAATTATTTGGAGCAGCAGATGGCACATATCTTACTCCTTTAGCCGTACAAAATTATTTAAGAGAGGCAGGAACTGCTACAATTTGTAGAGTTGGGGGTGTTGGAGGATATACCGAAGTAGCACCTTTATTATTAACTGCAACTTCAGGAGCTGTATCAGCATCTTTAGGTATCTTATTCAATACTTCAGGAAGTGCAAACGGAGGTTTTGCAGACGCACAATTAACTTCTTCTAATGCAGGAGCAGGTGATTTCGTATTAAGAGGTAGTGGATTAAACCTATCTGCTTCTTTGGATGTAACCGATACAAACGATATTGAAGCAGTATTTGGAACATCTGCGTTTGGTTCTAAAGACCCTTATGTGTATGGATTCTTTAAAAATTCTTCTATAACATTTAATTCCAGTGCATCTTCTTCAGTAACTGTATTGGGTGACCAACTTTTTACATTTGATGCGCAAGAGGCGTTAACACCAATGATTACATCTCAAGTAATCTCTGGTGATAGATATAACTTATTCCAATTTGAAACAATCGGAGCAGGTAATGCGGCAAATACTAAAGTAAAAATTGGTATCACAAATATTAAAGCAGCAGGTTCTGTAAATGGTACTGATTATGGTACATTCACCGTAGTTGTAAGAGAATTTGGTGATACAAATAAGAAAAAAGTAGTATTAGAAACTTATTCAAATGTAAATTTAGACCCTAATTCTCCTAACTATATTAGTAGAGTAATCGGTGATAGAAAATTATCAATTGATTCAGAGGGTAAAATATCTGAATCTGGAGATTGGGTAAGTAATTCAAAATATGTTAGAATTGCTAACTTAAATACATCGGCTCCCGTACAAGCAGTTCCATTCGGACACGCAGCGTATACTTTACCAGTATCCGCATCGGCAGCAGTTGGAGCATTGATTCCTGCAGTAACATTCTTAACTTCATCGGCAACACAATATGGTGGTATCAATTTAGATGGTAATACTGATAACAATATCTACTTAAAGCCAATTCCGACTGGAGCAGGTGTAGGTTCTAACTCTGTATTTGGATTAGATGCATCAAATGGTGGTACATTAGCAGTAGGTTCAACTTCGGCACAATTCATTGTAGGATTCCAAGAAGGATTTGATGGTATGAATCCAGCAACTCCAATATTGACAGGAGCAGATATTTCAGCAGGAAACTCACAAGGATTTAACTTATCAACAGTAAATGCTAGTGGTTCAGCAGCATACGCTAAACATATCGCGGCATTATCAAATGTAGATGAATTTGACATCAATATGGTTGTAACTCCAGGTGTTATCAAACGATTACACTCTTCAGTAGCAACTTCAGTATTGGATATGGTTGAGCAACGAAATGATTGTTTCTACATTTTGGATACAACCGCTTATGGTGATTCAATTGGACAAGCAAATACAGAAGCACAATCAATCGATTCAAATATGGTAGCAACTTACTACCCTTGGGTTAAAACAATCGATGTTAACACTAACAAACTAATCGCAGTACCACCATCAGTATTATTGCCTGGGGTATTTGCGGCTAACGATAGAGTAGCAGCTGAATGGTTTGCACCAGCAGGTTTGAATAGAGGTGGTTTAATTGGAGCAGTAAGTGTTCAAAATCGTTTAACTCAATCCGAAAAAGATTCATTATACGAAAACAAAGTAAACCCAATCGTTCAGTTCCCTGGACAAGGAATTGTAGTATTCGGACAAAAAACATTGCAAGATAGACCATCTGCATTGGATAGAATCAACGTAAGAAGATTGTTGTTGACTGTTAGAAAGTATATCGCATCTTCATCTAGATATTTAGTGTTTGAACAAAATACTTCTGAAACTAGAAACAGATTCTTAAACATTGTTAATCCATATTTGGATAGCATCCAACAGAGACAAGGACTTTACGCGTTTAGAGTAGTGATGGATGATACTAACAATACGCCTGATGTAATTGATAGAAACATATTAGCAGGAGCTATCTTCTTACAACCGACTAAAACCGCTGAATTCATTCAAATTGATTTCAACATCTTACCAACTGGAGCAAGTTTTAACGGATAATTTAGAAATTAGATATTTATATTAGAAACAATTAAATAAAAAAAAGATGCCAGAAATATTAGAGTTTGACAAGATGTTCTACAGAAATTTTGAACCCAAATTGGGGAATAGATTTATTATGGAAATCAATGGTATTGAATCATACATCATCAAAACGGCTAGTAGACCAACTTTCACATCGGAAATAGTTGAACTAGACCACATCAACGTAAAAAGAAAGATTAAGGGTAAATCCACTTGGGATGATATTACTATCTCTCTTTATGACCCAATCGTTCCATCTGGAGCACAGCAAGTAATGGAGTGGGTTAGAAGTTCACACGAATCTCTAACAGGTAGAGATGGATACGCGGCATTCTATAAGAAAGATATTAACTTCTTCTTATTAGGACCAGTAGGTGATAAGATTGAACAATGGACTTTAAAAGGAGCATTTATCACTTCAGCAAACTTTGGTGAATTGGATTGGGCTTCAAACGACCCACTATCGATAGAATTAACTTTAACTTATGATTACGCAATTCTTGAATACTAATCTTTAATTGTAAACTTTAAAATAATTAAAAAGGGGTAGATTTCTATCCCTTTTTTTATGTCTTATTTAGAACCATTATAAATTTAAAAAATAATTGAAAAAAGACTTGACTTTTATAGCAGAATGTATTACCTTTACTATGTAATAAGAGTTAAACATTTAAAATCTAAAATCTAAAAGTTATGAACATTTCAGAATTATCAAAATTGTCAGTATCAGAATTGCGTAACATCAATCAGATTGTTGTTGAGTTAATCAAACAAAAACGCAATATCGAATCACTTCAAAAGAAAGTGGGTTTAAGTGTGGGTATGCAAGTTACGGTTAATCACCCGAAATTGCGAGGTAAAGATTTGTGGGTTAATAAAATTAATCGAACAAAGGCTACTTTAAGTGTAAAGAGTGGTGGTGTGTTTATCGTTCCAATTTCCTTAATTGAATACTAACAAATAAATAAATAAGATATGGAAACTGAAGAAATTGCTGGCATGAGTGTAAGTGAGTATTGTGATTTGTTGATTTCTACTGCGGAGTTCAATGGACATAATGACCCCCATAAGACCAATTATGATTGGTGTTTTTGGAATGGTGTAGTGAGTGAGGAGAAGTATCATGAGGTTACACAGGAATTAGCTCAAAGGGGTTATCCTGGTTGGTAGTTAAAATAGTATTTTAAAATAATTTAATATGGGGTGTAGAAATACATCCCATTTTTTTGTTTTACATATACTTATAATTAAACAAAATGTTATTATTATGGAAGAAATTACCGAACAAGCAGTTAGTAGAGGATTAAATTCTAATCCTGTTTATCAACAACAAAAATCGTATCCATTCCCAACGGAAATTATTAGTTTACCATCAAAGGGATTATGTTATCCCGAATCATCTCCATTATCAAAAGGTGAGGTGACTGTTAAATTAATGACTGCTAAAGAAGAAGATATTCTTACTTCTACAAATCTTATCCGTAAGGGTATAGTAATTGATAAATTATTAGAATCAATAATTGTAGAACCAGGAGTAAGTCTTTCTGATTTGATAATTGGAGATAAGAATGCAATTCTAATTGCAACTAGAGTGTTGGCATACGGACCAGAGTATGATGTTACCGTTACAGACCCAGTAGAAAACGAAGCAGTTCAAACTAAAGTTGATATGAGTAAATTATCAATTAAAGAAATTGATGAAAATTTACTTAACAGAGAAAATGAATATCAATTCACATTACCACAATCTAAATCAATAATTAAATTTAAATTATTGACGCATGGTGATGAAATGGCTATAAATAAAGATATTGAAGCATCTGAAAAAACTTTGAAAGAAGGTAAAGAAGTTACTACACGATTAAGAAGAATTATTTTAGAAATAGATGGTAACAGAGATTTGGGTTTTATCAGTAATTTTGTTGTAAATCAATTGAGAGCTTCTGACTCCAGAGCTTTAAGAAAATATATACAAAAAATTACTCCAGATATAAATTTAAGTTTTGAATATACATCACCGTTCACAGGGGAGAAGGAGGCTCTTAAAGTCCCAATAGGACTTGACTTTTTTTACCCTGCCGACTAATCATTCTGTAACTTTACACAAACAAATATTTTCACTAATCTATAACTCAAATGGCGGGTTTACTTGGCATGATGTATATTTCATGCCCACTAAATTAAGAGAATTTTATTGGAATGAATTACTTAATAGTAAGAACACCGAAGCTAAATTGTATGAAAACGCGACTAAAAAAGCAGCATCTGCTCCTAGTAGAGCACGAAGAAAATAGTAATATGTATATTTATATGTAATTATTATAATTAACTATGGCAAAGAGTCGCAAACAAGAAGAATTAGATTTAGCTCAAGAAAGAAGTATAGGTACTTTTCAAGCAACTGTTGACAATTTTTCAAAAGTAGCAGAAAGATTAGCAGATTCTTTTGCCGGATTTGCAAAAACACAAGAGCTAGACCGAAAAGCAAAGAAAAAGGTAGAATCAGAAAAGAAAGCAGAAAGAGGGGACCAGAAAAAAGTGGCCAATGCTGTCGACCAATTTGAAAACATGTTCGGTAAAAAAACCATGCGCGTAGCCGGAAAATTAATGGGTAAGGAAAATTTTAATGGATTCAAAAAAGGATTAGCTGGTATAAAGGGTGGTGGTGGAACAGGTGGTATGTTGGGTAAAGCTGCAGCAGGACTAGGTTCCGCTGGAGGTGCGATATTAAGAGCAGCTGGACCAGCAGGAATGGTATTGAGTGGTTTAAAAATGGCCTTTGATTTTTGGAATAGTGGTGGATTAGCTAAATTGGTAGCAGGAGTAAAAATGGCTACAAATAAAGGTAGTATGTTAGGGCCTGGTGGGATAGCAGACATGAAAGGTAGTTTAGAAGGTACGGAAGCATTTAGAAAAATAGATGCAAAATATGCTTATCAAAAACCATTAGAATTACAACAACAACTTCAGAGAGAAATTTTTGACCATTCAAAAGGGATTGCGATGGATAAGATGGCATTCGAACATAGTTTAGTCAAGGATGAAGTTGAGTATGAAATGGGTTTAAGAAAAGATGCGTTACAATTCCAATTAGACCAAGCAAAAGAAACATTAGATGCTGAATTAGAAAAACGAAAAGCAATATCAGCTTCTGGTATCTCATTTATAGAAAAATATGCAACAATTTCAGAAAGAGCCTTAAAAGCAATCGGTTCTGGTACAAAACAAATACTCGAAGGTGTAGGTAAATTCACTGCTACATTTGGATTGGGAATTAAACAAAGTTTTCAACTATCTGAAAACGCGCAAGGATTGGCATATCATTTAAGTGGAAGTGATGAGGATGTCATGAATATGACAAAATTATTCAGTTTGATGGGTAAAACTTCAGCTGAAACGGCTCAAAATTTAATAGGAGGATTTGAGTCATTTGCTAAAATAAATGATATAGCACCTCAAGTAATCTTCAATCAAATTAAAGAAGCGGGTGAAGATATATATAAATTCAGTAATGGTACTGCTGATAGTTTTGCAAAACAAGCGGTTTTATTAAGTAAAATGAGTGTATCAATGTCATCAATGATGAAGGCATCGGATACTATGGTATTAAACTATAAAGATAGTATTAAAGCGGAAATGAGTTTATCCGCAATGTTGGGTAAAAATGTAAATCTTTCCGAAGTAAGAGCTAAATTAATGGCAGGTGACCAAGCAGGAGGTGCAGCTGCTCTTAAATCCGCGTTGGGTGGCATGGATATCGGTGCAATGAATCCATTTGCTAAACAACAATTATCACAGGCTACCGGAATGGATATATCTGCGTTAATGGCATTAATGGAAGGTAAAGAAGACCCAAAAGTTGCTGGTGAATTAAAAGCGGAAGCTGCCAAAGGAAAAGCATTTGCAGATGCGGCTCTTAATCAAGATTTGGCAAATGCTGGTGCAAAATTGGCATTAGAGCAAGAACAGAGAAAAAAGTTATTAGAGTTTGAGCAGAGACAGAGAGCGGCAATGATGTTGTTAGAACAGGCTCAAAAAATGGATTTAATAAAAGAAGAAGCAAGATATAGAGCATACTGGGAATTAAAGTTTGCTGCCGATATGGAAAAGGAAGACCTAGCAGCACAGGAGTTAGCTGACGTTGCAAGTGGTGCTCTTTTGATGGGTGCGAAAAGTAAATCAGATATGGCCACCGCAATGGCGGCTTATGGGTTAGATGCGAGTATAGGACAAGGTGCAGAAACTAGTAATCTAGTAATGCAGTTATTGAAGGAGGAACGTATAAAAAGTGAAGATGTTGGTAAATTAGTTTTATCTTTCAATGATGCATTAGAGAAAAATAATGTGGATATGAAAGATAAAGCAGCGGTAGAAGCAACATTGGGACAAGTAACTCAATCTACATTTGGAACTCAAATAGCAGACAAGAATAAGGACACAGATAGAGAAATTAGACGAATTCAAAATCTTGCGCAATCTTTTATTAATGAAGGAGGTCCCATTTTACGTGATGGGGGAGCCTATTGGAAAAAGCAGCAGGGAGTATCGGATAAAGAATTTGAGATGATAAAGAGTTTAGTTGGGTCACAACAGGTGATAATACAACAAGGACGATTTAAAGGCCAAGCCAATACAGAGTATTTTGTTGACCAGAAAAAATTAGAAGAATTAAGACAGGCAAATTTAGTAGGTTATAAATCTACAGTTGCAGCTACTGAAGAAAATACAGAGAAAACATTAGAATTAGCTAATAATGTTGCAACAAACGGCCTATCTGACGTAGCAAACCAGGAGGAAGTAAAGCTAAAAATGGACGAAGCTAAAAATGCCACAATAACCAATGGTAGTCAGTTATTTACTCAAGCGTTAACTCAAGAAGAGTTAGATAAAAAACTACAAGAAACAGGAGCTAGTCAATTAACTGAAGCCGAATTTAATTCCGCTTTACAAATAGAAACCGTTTCATTACTCGGATTGGCTACTACAATATTGACAGAAATTGCTATAAATACACAAGGTCTATTTGAAGGCACACTTAATCTGGATGGTAAAGTAATTTCAGAAAGACTTCGTGAAGAAGCCAGAAGGTCTTATGCATTAGGTGGAAACGGTAGAAAGACCATTGGTGATTTCATATAATACATTTGAAAATTAATAATAAATCTGAATTAGAGATATTTATAGTAAATGTAGAACTATAGATGGCACAAATTAGAGACCTTTTCAAATCACAAAAAAAAGACCTTTATGGAAAATTAGGAGAAGTCCGAATTGAAAGCAAAGGATTCGTTGATGTAGCCCGTAGTGCAGCATTATTAACATCATCACCCAATAAAGTAGCAGATATCGTTGGAAATCAAGTCGGAGGTGCTTTAGGTGGATTTGCAAACAGGCCAGATGATACTATTTTTAGAAGTGAATTACCATTTGCAAAACCAATAACCCTCGTTGCATTAACTCAAGCTCAATTAAGAAACGCGGTAGAAGCTGGTAAATCTTATTATGTAAAAGATACACCCGCTCCAAACTCAATAATAAAAAGGTTATTAGATGGAACATCTCCTGCTTCAGCAGCTGGATTTGTTGCTCAACAGGCTTTAAATAAATTTGGTTCAGCCAGAGAATTAAAAAAATTAGCAAAAGAATTAAAAATAAAAAATGGAGCTCCTGAAGGGTTTGCTCCATTATTTGGAAGAACCCAACTTGGAGGTAAGACTATGGCTCCAGAAAAAAAGTTTTCAGATTATAAACAAATTACAAACTTGAGTTTTGGTGGATTCACACCTGCAAAAAGTCCACTTACTGATGATACAATAACATCTACTGAATTTAGAAATGGAATTTCTAGAAACGGATGGGATGGTGCTACTAAAAATGTAAATGAGAAGGAAAAATATGATGATATAACTTTATTAAATACCGATATACAAAAATATAGAGATGTAAATCAAATTTGGGTATTATTCAGAAAAGAAGGAAATAAATCAATAGTTCCATTTGCGGGAGCAGTAACAGGATTATCTGAAAATGTAAGTCCTGAATGGACAAATTTCAGATATTTAGGTTCACCATTTAAAGTGAATAGATATTTGGGAGTGGAGCGTACTTTACAATTTACTTTAAAATTATATTACACAACTGTTAAAGAAAAAGATGTAATGATAAAAAAGGTAAATTATCTTAAATCATTAGCATTTCCTTATGAAGAAATTTCACAAATGAAATATGGTAATGATACGCAAACTTCACAATATGCATTTTCTCCAAATTTGTTTTACTTAACAATTGGTGATATGTATAAAAACATTTACGGATATATAGAAAGTTTATCATTTGAAATAGATGATAATACCGTATGGCCTAATGGTGACCCTAATGGCTCACAAGATGGAAGACATCCTATTTATGTAAAATTTGGATTAAATAATGATAATACACTATATCCATCTGTAATAGATGTACAAATTGGTATGAAAATTATTGAAAATCATAAAACAGTAACCGAAGGAGGAATAACTAAATACAAGTACAATTTCGATGGATTATCATATCAATCCGATGGTATAACACCTAATAATGATTTTAACAATGTATGGGGAATGAGTACTTCTCGAATAAATGGTGGTAAATTTATTATAAATGAAACAAAAGAATAATGGCAAGTAGATATTTGTATTCCAAAAATTTAACAACCAAAGATACTAAAAAGCAGTATATAAGTAGTACTATATATCCAAAAATAAAACCATCCGATAATGATTTTTATATTATTTCAGAGGCATCGGATAGATTGGATATACTTGCTTCTAAATATTTTGGAGATAAAGCATTATGGTGGGTAATAGCAGTTGCAAATAACTTAAATGATGCATCGTTTTTTATAAATCCAGGAACTCAATTAAGAATTCCAGGTAGCATATCTACGGTATTAAATGATTTAGAAAAAATAAATAAATAAAGTTATGGGATTTCCATTTTTAGCCCCTTTAAAACCGGGTATAGTAAAAAAATTAACAGAAAGAGAAAATGATATTAGTTATGTAAATTCTCTATCACCATTTATCATGTTGAGTTCTGCTACCGTAGTTACGGATAAAAGTATTCCGTATGAAGAAATAGTAAAAAATCAAGATTATACAAACGCGTTTCAAGGATGTGTGGTTGCAAATACTACTGATATAAAAAACTTATATCAAACTGGTAACACAATTGTTGGATATGATTTAAATGGGAAACCAATAGAAGTTCTAAAAGAAACAAATAGAAGAATATCTACTCCAATTATATTATCAATGGAGTTGGATACGGATGGTAATAATAATACACTAAAAACTGCACAACTTCAAATAAAAGTATTTAGTTTGAAACAACTAGAAATGTTTGAATTGTTTTTTTTAAGACCTGCTACTAAAGTTGTAGTAGAATGGGGGTGGAATACTGATATTAAAAACAAATCCAATAAATATATAATTGGTTCTAAATTATTTGCAAAAAAGAAATTTACAGATTATGTAGATGCCTATATGAAAATATTTTCTCACAAAGATAACGCATATAGAGAGGCTAGATTGGCGTATTTAAAAACGATAGAGGAAACTAACTATGAGTATGATTACATGGCAGGGAATGTTACTAATTACACATTCAGTCCCCAGGAAGATGGTACATACGATATAATGTTAGAAGTATCCGCAGGAAATGAATTGCAATTATGGATGCCCGTAAAACAAGCAAAACCAGCAGCGAAAGGAAGTAAACCTTCAAGTGACCCAAACGTAACAGGATTTCAATCTTGGGTTAAAAAAATCGCTGCGGATATGAATGAACCACCACTTGAAAACGTAATAACTGAAAAAGATGACAAGAATGAATTTTTTAACTGGGGGGTTTTAAACGAAAAGCAGGAAGATACTAAATTTAATAAAGAACAATATGTTTCATTTAGATTACTAATGAAAATATTAAATAATATTCAGGTATATAAACAATCTAAAAACATTTTAGATGCGGCGTATACATTGGATGGTAAAGATATTATACCAGTAAATTCATCACCACATATTATATCAACTACATCAGATTTTATATTACCAGGACGATTACCATCTATAAAAGTAGTAACTGATGCTAATTTAAAAGAACAAATAATAATAGATAAAAGCGGAAGTTTTGTAGATGCGCCGATAAATGGATATAGTTTTAATATTTCAAATGGAAAAGAAGCTACAAACATAACATTAACCAGTAAATCTAACACATCTGAAACTGTTTCATTATCATCTATAAGTGGTAATCTTTTAAATGTATTTGTTAAATGGTCCACATTTGTACAATTTTATTCACAAGCATACGCTCAAGCTGATATTGTAAATGCTTTAACAAGTTTGATTAATGATAATATGTTTGGGTTATGTGAATTAGAAATCGGTAAACCAGATGATAATCCAAACGCTTCTTCAACTAATACTATAATTGATAGAAAATTACAAACACCACCACCACCTGTTGAAAAATATAGATTTAAAATAGGTGCAAAGGGTTCTATCGTAAAAGAATTTACGTTTGATATGGCATTAGATGTTTTAGCTCAATCACAGGCATTATATTCATCTCAACTTGCAATAAATAATATTCAAAAGGATAAAACTGAAGATACGGAAACAAATGCAAGTAGAACATATAAAGATGCTATTAATTATAGAACACCAAATGCTGATGGATACTATTCAATAAATGCTCTTGAAATTAAATTGGTAAAAGATTCCGATGAATGGAATAAAATTCTAACTTCTGGAGGAAGTGTAACAAACATTACCGAAAACAAAGATGGGGAAAAGGAAAAAACAAATATGAATGAAGTTTTGAGTCAAAATTTCGTTAAATTTAAATCAAATAAAGATAGTAAAACTTCTGCTAATAATTTAATTTATACTGATAAAAGTTTAATACAATCTACAATAGGAAAACAATCAAAAGGAACCACTGCTCTAACATTTTTAGAAATAACTCTAGCAATAGATGGAATTGCTGGATTGAGTTCTGGAGAATATTTCCTTATAGATGGAGTTCCTGAAATATACAACAGAAATGGGTATTTTCAAATTACGAATGTAAAACATGGATTAGATGAAAATGGTTGGAAAACTACAATTGTCGCATCTTATAGAATTGAAGTTAAAGAAGAAGAAGAAGATTAATATGTATAAAGATTTAATTAAAAATAAAACTTTTTATCCACTATCTACTCCAAGTACGATTGTACCGTCTCCAACCGAAGACGATTATTCAATTGGAAGTATAGATAGATATTTTGCACAAAAAGCAAACGATGTAAACGGATTTGTATATGAAATTTCATTAAATACATTTCAAAAATTAAATGAAAATCCAAATTGGAATGTTGAAATCGTTAGATGGAGAATATCAGGACCATTAAATGCAGTTTATAATGAAAAAGGTGATATTACCGATAAGGGAATCATTGATTCAAATAAATCATCTTTGTTCATTGCATCTACTACATTAAAAAATATAGGATTGTATTTACCAAATGTAACACAATTTTACAAATCATAAAATTATTTAAAAATTTGGAAATAAAAAATATTTATAGTATATTTACCTAAAGAACAAATTAATAGTTATGGCATTTAAACATCTTACACAAGAAGAAATTCAACAAATGACCTTCGATTGGAGATATCGAGGTTGGACCGTATTACAACTCCTTACAGAGGAACAATGTGATGAAATTAATGATGAATTAGAAAGATTACGTCAAGAACGGTCATTGACTACTAAAGACAATGGTGATGAATGGGGAGAATGGGACCCATTTGCATATCCACACAAATTATCATCAAAATTAGAAAAATTATTTGTCCATCCAAAGTTGATTGAAGCAATGGAGTTTTTGATGGAGGGGGAGTTGATAGGCTTACAAACTTGGGCATATTTCAAACCACCAGGACAATTGGGTAGAGACCAACACCAAAATGGATTCTATACAGGTTGTAAACATAACGAAATTATCAATACTGCTTTAGCGTTGGATAACCACGATCCCGAAAACGGAGCAGTTTGGAATTACGAAGGTTCACACAGATTACCAGTCTTACCGATTGAAATTGATGAGGAAAGAGCAAAGAGTAATCCAAAGTTTTGGAGAAACGAAAGAGGTAAGCCGTGTGTTATGCCAGAAGGACATGATTTTAGAAAAGTAGAAGGATATCTTCGTAAAGGAGAAGTTGTTTTACTTCACTCACACACAATTCATGGTTCAGAACCAAATAAATCAAATAGATTTAGACGAAACTTTTTGGGTGGATATCTAAAAAAAGGAGCATACTTTAATCAAGGTAATCACATGAAACGTGAGCCAATCGATGTATATGAACTTCGTAAAAACCATTGGGGAGAATAACTTGGATTATTGAAATAAATTTTATATATTTGTAGGGTATGAACTTAATAGAAAATAGGGATACCCTACATTTTTTTGTCCAATCTAATCCAAACATTAGATTATTGATACCAGTGTGGAGTTCACCCAAAGCACATGAATTTGGTACGCATCTATCGTTTCTGTATTACAGAACTGAAACCGATGATGGTATAATAAATTTCAATCATGTTGATGCTTCAACCTTACCAAATTTTCCAATACATAAACTTTGTAATGAAAATACATTGGTTTTGGGAAACCGATACATTCAATCAGAAGGGTTAGATTATGAATGGGTCTACTTCGAAGAATATGGTAAACCATTTAATTTCTCTGAATGGGTAGAAACTCTTTTTAAGGGGTATAGGTCCGATTATAATGAGTTGAATGATTGTATCCCGCTAATGAAGTGGTACGAACTCTTAAAATCAATCCCTGATATAAAAAACAGAAAGAGTTGGTATCGTATTTATTCAGATTCCATAAAAGAGTTAGGGAGGCTGGAGGGGGCTGGGGTACAAGTCGAAGAGGAAAAATTTATTGATAGATTTAGTTTCTCTCCCAAGCACATACATAATGGTAAAGTGTATACGAAATACAATCCATACACAACTACAGGTAGACCATCCAATAGACACCTTAATGTAAATTACTCCGCTCTTAACAAATCCGATGGTAGTAGAGATTGTTTTGTTAGCCGTTTTGATGGGGGTACTCTCTTACAATTCGATTACGAGTCTTACCACATCCGTTTGATTGCGAAAATCGTAGGGTATGAATTTCCAAAAGGAGAAACTGCTCACCAACACCTTGCCAATCTTTATGGAACGGATTACGAAACGGCCAAAGCTCTAACCTTTAAGTATCTCTATGGGGGGTTGGATTCGTTCGCAAGGGAGATACCGTTTTTTCAAACCGTTGATAAATACATCAAAGAGGTTTACCAAAAGTTCGTAATCTCCGGAGTTCTGAAAACACCCCTATACGGAAGGGAAATTCATTTCACTAAAATAGAAGGAGGGACTGAACAAAAGGTATTTAATTATCTCTTACAAGCTCTAGAAACGGAAGTGAATTATAAAAAGATGAGTGATATCCTAAACCAAATGAGTGAGATGAAATCGAAATTGATTCTATACACCTATGATGCGTTTCTCATAGATACACATCCGATGGAGAGGGAGGGGATTTTAAAACTTTTACCGACCATTATGGAAAAGGGTGGGTTTCCCGTTCGAA